ATGAGCACCACGACCGTCAAGGACATCGCCGAGGCCGCCAGCCTGCCGGCGGCATCTTCGCCGAGATCTTGGAGCGCGACCTTGGCGGCGGCGGTTGAAACCCCGACCGCTGGCGTGGTGACGGAGAACGGCTATGAGCTACGCCCGGCGCCGTGGGTGCCCCCTCGCGTCGTGTCGGAGGAACTGCGGCGCGAAGCCGTGCACGCGCTGGGGGTGCTGCGGGTCCACTCCGGGCCAGTTGACGTCGACCTTGCCCAGCGCTGGGTTGCGCATTTCGCTGCGCGCCTCAACGGGAGCAACCTGCCCCCGGCAACCAAGCTGACCGCGGCCGTTTCCGACATCGTGCGGGAGCGATACCCGGCGGTGCTGTTCGACGATCACGACCTGTTGCTGCGCGTCGTACGGCGGTTCGAGTGGTGGCCCGGCTGGGCCGAGCTGGCGCCCGTCCTCGATGCAGAGCGGGCGCGGCTGCGCCTCGAATGGGAGCGGCTGAGCGTGATCGCAAAGGGCGGCAAAGTGAAGGAGCCGGCGCGCCCCGACCGCGAAGAGGATCGCCCGGCCGGCCCGCGCACGCTGTCTGCCGCGACCAAGGAGCTGCTGCGCCGGGCCTATGCCGACCTCGACTCTGCATCGGACGAGATGCGCCGAGGGCGCCGATGACCGCGCCGGCCCCTATGATCCTCAAGCGCATCGCTATGGGCACCGCCGGTCCGGCGGACATCGAATGGCTGCGCGCCCGGCTGGGCGTCTACCTCTCCGATCCCGAGTGCGGAATCGAGAGGGCCTTGCACCTCGACCACGGACCAGGGCAGCAGCCGTGGTGGAAAGTCGAAAAGAAGCGCCAGCGTGACGCGCCTGATACTTCGTCTCTGGCGCGAGAGGTTCCCCGATCTGTCCGCCTGGGAAGCGGCTGAGCGGATCGCCAACGTGCACCAGCGCTACACCGCCGCCGCGTGGCTGCATCACCGCGACCTCGACACGCCGCCGGATGAGCCGACCGCCGCCTTGCTGTGGCAGATCCTGAAGATGGACCTGCGGTTTCCGAACAGTCGCCGGCGCATCTTCGAAATACTCACGACCGCTGACCGCGACGCACTCTACTGAAATTAAATACCCCCTTTTGATTTCAGTGGATCGTCATCACGCTTGCCCCTGAGCTACAGCTTAACCGGGCGGCAAACGTGTGGAAGTTCAGCAAAGGCAAGGGAAGAGCGGAAGAGACGAGGGGCGAATCCTTCGACTTGAATAACCCGTTCGTCGCCTTCGTGCTTGGTGGCTTGGGGCCGACTGTTTCGGGTGAGAACGTCACTCCGGAAACCGCCCTGAAGTGCTCGCCTGCGTTCGCCTCGATCAAGATCGTTGCCGAGACGCTGGCGCAGCTCCCGGTTCACCTGTACCGGAAGAAGGGCGATGACGACCGCGAGCGCGCCACCGACCATCCCGCCTACAGGTTGGTCGCTAAGGCCGCGAACGCCTGGACCCCGGCCAGCGAATTCCGGCTGATCCTCGGCACGCACTTCGCCACCGCCGGAAACGCCTTCGCCTTCGTGAACCGGAACGCGGCCGGACTGGCGGAAGAGCTGATCCCGCTGGACTCGCGCTTGGTCGCGGTGAAGCAGGACCCGTTGACCCTGGAGCCGGTCTACACCCACACGCCTCCGAACGGGCAGCCGCGCGACTACACCAGGGCCGAAATCTTCCACGTCCGGGGCGTGGGTCTGGACACCTACCGGGGCGCATCCACGGTCACGCTGGCACGGGAGGCCATCGGGCTTGCCCTGACGCTGGAGACTCACTGTGCTGGCCTATTCGGTCGCGGTGCGAAGCCAAGCGGTATCCTTCGCCATGCCAAGACCTTGGGTGAAGCCGCCTGGAGGCGGCTGCGAGCACAGTTCACGAACTGGTACGTCGGCGGTGCGAACGCTGGAAAAACCATGATCCTCGAAGAGGACATGAAGTTTGAGCAAACGCAGCTGTCTTCCGTCGATGCGCAGACGCTGGAGATGCGCCGGTTCCAGATCGCGGAGATAAGCCGCTTCTGGCGCATCCCGCTTCACATGCTGAACGATTTGGATCGCGCCACGCACAACAATGCGGAGGCGATGGGTCAACAGTTCTTGACCTACTGCATCCTTCCTATTCTGAAACTGTGGTGCGATGCGCTGGCACTTTCCCTTCTGACCGAAGACGAACGCGAGGAATATTACTTCGAGTTCTTGGTGGATGACCTCGCCCGCGCCGAAATCGCCAAGCGCTACGAGGCATACAGCAAGGCGATCAACAGCGGCGTGCTGAACCCCAACGAGGCCCGCGCGATGGAGAACCGCCCCGGCTACCAGGGCGGGGAAACCTTCATGCGCCCGGTCAACACCGCGCCGGCCCCGACCGGGGACGCCGCCGGCACCACCGACAAGGAAGAGGGGGCCGCCGATGACGACGCAGCGGCGTGACATCGAAATCCGCTTCGCGACCGAGGGGGAAGCGCCGGGCACCTTCACCGGCTACGGCGCGGTGTTCGGCGTGGTGGACAGCTACCGCACCGTGTTCATGCCGGGGGCCTTCGCCGCGTCCCTGAAGGAGCACGCCAAGGCCGGCACGCGCCCGCTGATGCTGTGGCAGCACGACCCCGACGAACCTATCGGCGTCTGGCTGGAAGTCCGTGAGGACGCCAAGGGCCTGTTCGTGCGCGGCCAGCTCGTCCTTGAGGCTCCTGGCGGAGCCAAGGCGCACGCGCTGATGAAGGCCGGGGCGTTGGACGGGCTGTCGGTCGGGTTCCGCACCCTCACGGCCCGCACCCTGGCGGACGGCACCCGCGCCATTACCGCCGCCGAACTGATCGAAATCTCTCCCGTCGTCCGCCCCTCGAATGTGAAGGCGCGGATCACGGGCGTTCGCACCGCCGCCGGCCCGGCAGGTCTGGCGGCACACCTTCGCCGCGCTGCGGCACTCATTGGAGGCACGGAGTAATGCGACACCTGACGAACACCCGGAGCAGTGCCATGACGGCGGTGGGGGCGGCGCTGGCGCTGGGCCAGATCGACCCACGCTGCGGCTGGGAGACCCGCGAGGAACAGGGCACCGGCAACGACACCATGGCCAGCGGTGGGGCGGATGAAATCCGCGCCGCGCTGGACGAGTTCACCGGGGCCGCGACTCAGCGCCTCGACGGCACCGAGGCCGGCGTTACCGAGCTGCGCACCCGCATGGACGCCATTGAGCGCGCGCTTCGTCGCCCTGGCGCTGGCGGAGGCGGCACGGAGCAGCGCGGCAACAACGGCCCGGCCCCCGAGACCCGCGCCTTTGAGGCGTTCGTCCGCCGGGGCCGTGAGCAGATGACCGCCGAAGAGACCCGCTCCCTGCGGGTGTCCGATGACACCAACGGCGGCGTGCTGGCCCCGGCGGAGTTCATCCCCGAGCTTCAGCGCAACGTGGTGCTGTTCTCCCCCGTCCGCGCCGTGGCGAACGTGCGGGGCATCGGCGCCGGCACGGCGATCCTGCCCAAGCGCACGGGCGGCATGACCGCGACGTGGACCGGGGATACCGAGGACCGGCAGGAAACGACCGTCAGCTTCGGCGCGGCGGAATACCCCGTCGCGGAGATCACGGCTTACGTCGATGTCCCGAACGCGCTGTTGGAGGACTCGGCCTTCGACATCAACGCCCTGTTGGCGTTCGAGTTCGGCGAAGAGTTCGGGGCCAAGGAAGGCGGGGCCTTCGTCATCGGCAACGGCGTCAAGAAGCCGATGGGCTTCATGAACGACAAGGCCATTCTGACCACCCGCAGCGGGCACGCCTCGCAGATCACGGCGGACGGGCTGATTGACCTGTTCTACGCCCTGCCGTCGCCGTACCGCGCCAACGCCGTGTGGCACATGAACAGCACCACGACGGCGGCCGTGCGCAAGTTGAAGACCGCCACCGGGGAATACCTGTGGTCGGACGGCTTCAAGGCGGACACCCCGCCGACGATCCTGGGCCGCCCGGTGTGCGAGTGCCCGGACATGCCGAGCATCGCGGCCGGCGCGTGCCCCATCGCCTTCGGCGACTTCATGCAGGGCTACCGCATCTTCGACCGCGTGCCCCTGTCGCTGCTGCGCGACCCGTTCACCGTGGCCCACAAGGGCATGACCCGCTTCCATGGCCGCCGCCGCGTTGCCGGTGGTGTCGGCAAGGCCGAGGCGATCCGCAAGCTTGTCATCCAGGCGGCCGAGTAAGGGAGGCACCGACCATGCGCGACCTGATGAACCACGTCCACCCGATCACGGCCATTCCGCCGACGCGGGTCACGGACAACACGGCGTTGGTGTCCGCCATCATCGATACCGCCGGCTATGGCTCCCTGACCTTCGTCCCGATGATCGGCACCATCGCCGACGCGGACGCCACGTTCGCCGTCACGGTGGAGCACGGGGACGCCCCGAACCTGTCGGACGCGGTGGCCGTGCCCGGTGACCAGCTCCTTGGCTCGCTGGGGCTGGCCGGCTTCACCCATGCGGACGACGGCAAGACGCGCAAGCTGGGCTACGTCGGCTATCGCCAGTTCGTCCGGATCACCATCACGCCGGCCGGCAACGGTGCCGCCGCTGACGTGGGCGTCCTGGCCGTGCTGGGGCATCCGGCGCACATGCCCACGGCCAACCCGCCGACCTGACGCAAGACCCGTCCCGCCCCGCCACAGCCTGACCGTGGTGGGGTGGCGGACGGCAGGGAGCATCCGCCATGCCCTACGCCCCGCCCAAGCACTGCCCACGACCTGGGCACCCTCCCTACACGGGGAAGCGCTGCCCCTTGTGTGCGAAGGACTATGACCAGCGGCGCGGCGGCGCTCGCCAGCGCGGCTACACCAGCGCGTGGGAGCGGGAAAGCAAAGCCTTCCTCGCCCTGCCAAGGAACCGCCTGTGCGCCTGTGGCTGCGGCCAGCGCGCCGACGTGGTTGACCACAAGGCCCCGCACAAAGGCGACCAAAAGCTGTTCTGGGACCGCTCCAACTGGCAGCCGATGCACCACGATTGCCACAACAGGAAGAGCATGGGGCAGGACCGGGGAGCGTGGCAGCCGGGCCAAACCCGCAACAATGTTGCGCCTGAGGGGGGAGGGGGTTCGGAATTTCAGGCAGAGAGGGCCGGGACCGGTGGGTGGTCCTGCGCGCACTCGCCCGGAAAATGGGATTTTCTCCTGTGAAGGGTCGGAAGTCCGCCCCGGTGGAGGTTGAGGACGCGCCGAAGCGTTGTCCGTCGCCGCCGTCCTGGCTGGCACCGCACGCCAAGAAGGAATGGAAGCGCGCGGCCAAGGAGCTGCACGAGCGCCGGCTTCTGTCGGACGACACCTTGGCAACGCTGGAGTCGTACTGCATCGCCGTCGGGCAGGTTCGGGAGTTCGAGGAGATCATGAAGGTGGAGGGGCGCACCGTCTCCACGGACAAAGGACCAAAGGCGCACCCAGCTTTCCGCATGCAGGGGAGCGCGATGCGCGAGGCCCGGCTACTCGCTGCGGAACTGGGCTTGACGCCGCACCGCCGCGGCGTGAAGGGCGGAACCGGCGAAGGGGACGACGATGGTTGGGACGCCGACCTTTTGCCCTGATCCGGCGCTCTACCCGGACCCGACCGGCCGCGCCGACCGGGTGTGCAGGTTCGTGCGGATGCTGCGACTGTGGGAGGGTTCGCTGGTGCTCGGTTCCTGCTGAACCCGTTTCAGGAAGCGATCATCCGGCGCATTTATGGCCCCAGCACGCGCGACGGCCGGCGGCTGGTGCGGTTGGCCTGCATCTGGATCCCAAGAGGGAACGCCAAGACGACGCTGGCCAGCGCCTTGAGCCTTGCCCACTTCATGGGGCCGATGTCCGAGCCGGGTGGGCAGGTGATCCAGGCCGCCGCCGACCGCGAGAACGCCGGCATTGCCTTCAAGCACTCGCACGAGATGGTGAAGCAGGATCGGGCCTTGCTGCGCCGGGTGCGCGCGTCGGAAAGCCGCAAGCGCCTGACGCACCGCCGGACCAGCTCCGAGCTGAAGGCCATTTCCAGCGAAGCTTACTCGAAACACGGGATGAACGCTTCGTTCTTTCTGGCGGACGAGGTGCACGCATGGCCGGCGGTGGAGGGCCGGAAGCTGTTCGGCGTGGTGCGAGATTCCATGGTCAAGCGCGACGAGCCGTTGACGGTGGTGATTTCCACCGCCGGGGAAGGTGCTGGCGGGCTGGCCTTTGACCTGTGGCGGCACAGCCTTGCCGTGGCCCGTGGGGAGGTGGAGGACCCGACCTTTGCGCCGATCATCTTTGCTGCTGATCCGGACGCCGATTGGCAGGACGAGGCGGAGTGGTTCAAGGCAAACCCGGCGCTGGCCGCCGGCTTCCTATCGCTGGAGGAACTGCGCATCAAGGCGCGGCGGATCGAGCACTTCCCCGCCGACCTCGCGGACTTCAAGAGGTTTCATCTCAACCTCTGGCAGGAGGGCGCGGCGAACCCCTGGCTGGACCCGGTGCTTTACGACAAGGCCGAACCCCTGGCGGCGTTGGCCGATCTGGAGGGCCGGGCGTGCTGGGTTGGGGTCGACCTGTCGAGCGTCGAGGACCTGACGGCGGTGGTGGCGGTGTTCCCCAGCGGGGAGGACGGCAACCGCAGCTATGACGTGGTGCCCATGTTCTTTCTGCCGGAAGCCTCCCTGGCGAAGAAGGCGGAGAAGGATCGGGCCGATTATGTGCGCTGGCGGGATGAAGGGTTCCTGACCGTCACGGAAGGGAACCGAGTCGACCATACGGCGGTGATCGCCTACACGGTGGGGCTGGGGAAGCGGTTCGATCTGCAAGAGGTGGCAATCGACCGCTGGAACAGCACCGCCGTCACTACGGCGTTGCAGCGCGAGGGCCTGACGGTCGCGGAGTTCGGGCAGGGCTTCGCCAGCATGGCCGGGCCGGTGCGGTGAAGGAGCTGAAGCGCGCGATCCTGGGCGGGCAGTTCCACCACGGCGGCAACCCCGTTCTGCGGATGTGCTTCGCCAACCTGCGGGCCGTGAAGGACGACGCCGAAAACGAGAAGTTCAGTAAGGAACGGTCCACGGGCCGCATTGACGGCGCGGTGGCCGCCGCCATGGCCGTTGGCCGCGTCATGGCCGAAGAGAACGCCCCCAGCATCTACGACACCGACGCCCGCCCTGGTGGGCTGCTGCTGATATGAGGTTGACCCATGTCTATTCCGATCAAGCCGCCCCCGCCGCGCCCGCTGGCGCTGATCTACGCGGACGGCGCGACCCCGGTGGAGATTGCGCAGCTGCGCCGTATACACCCCCAGCTGGTCACGGCCATGAACCGGGGGGAACCGGTGGCGGACCTGCTGCGCCATGTCGAGGAACAGCTTGCGATCCTCAACGGTGAACAGGCGTGCTCCGCGCCAGCAACGCCGCGTCGAGGTGGTGCACGCCGCCCGGCTGGCGCTGGTACACCGGCTCTTACCGGTGGGGGCGATCATGGACGTTGCTGATTCCGACCGCGTGACGGTCGAATATGAGGTGGTGGCGGTGGAGCGGTTCGGCCGTGGCCCGATCCTGGCCGTTGCGTCGGTGCTGATCGACATCGCGGGCGTTCACGTCCTGATCGAGGGCATCACCATGCGTCGGGCGGAGGGCGGACAGGCGGATATCACGGTACCCACCTACCGGCACCCGCGCACCGGGGAATGGAAACCAGCACTGGATCTGCCGGCGAAGGTCTGGGCGGCAATCTCGGTGGAGGTTGCCGAACGGGCGACGGGAAGGGTAGCGCAGTTGGTCCCATAA